AACTTCCTAACAATGCAACCTTAACATAGGGGAGATAAACCTATGCCAGACAATAACTACAACTACGGTGCATCATACGTAATGAACTCCGACAAGGAGTCTGTTGATGATCAGCCGGGTGTAAACAAGCTGTACCGTGAAGGTCTTGAGTTTTCAACTCGCGTGAAGACAGGCCCGATTACAGAAGACATGCCAAAGAAGCAGACTAAGCCTACAGTAGAAGCATCTCTATTTAAGATGGCTGATGACAGACCTCAAGGCAACAACTAAAGGTAAATAGATGGCTGACAATTTCCTAGAACCGGATGACGATACGTCAATCCCTCTGGTTGCTCCTAGTGAGCAGATGCCGGGATTGGCAGGACACATTCGTTCTAAATTTGAAGACTCTGAAAACGGACGCTTTGCCTACGAGCAGCGTTGGATTCAGGCTTACAAAAACTTTAGGGGAATCTACGATTCAACTACACAATACCGTGACTCTGAAAAGTCAAAGGTGTTTATCAAGATTACCAAAACTAAAGTGCTTGCAGCATACGGACAAATTGTTGACATCTTATTTGCAAACAAGAAGTTTCCCCTAGTCGTTGAGTCTACCCCAATGCCGGAAGGTATTGAGGAGTTTGCTCACATGAAGACACCAGCAGATGACCTTCAACCAGAACAAGCTGACCCCTACGGGTTTGAGGGTGATGGTCGAGAGGTACCGCCGGGTGGTCTTGCTGCATCTGAACCTGCTCACAAGCTAGGTTCTTACGGCAAGGAGTTTGGTGAGTCAATTCTTCCGGGGAAGGCTAAAGTAGGCGAACCCCAGTTCGAGCCAGCTAAAGAAATGGCTCGTAAAATGGAGAAGTGTATCCACGATCAGCTTCTTGATACCAACGCAGTAAACGTAATGCGTAAGGCTATCTTTGAATCTTGCCTGTTGGGTACAGGAGTAGTAAAGGGGCCGTTTAACTTTTACAAGCGAGTTCACAACTGGGTAAAAGACGAAGAAGGCAATCGAGTATACGAGCCTTTTGAGAAGACAGTCCCCCGCATCGAACACGTTTCTATCTGGGACTTTCATCCTGATCCTGCCGCTGCTAACCTTGAGGATTGTGAGTACGTAATACAACGTCACCGCATGAACCGTCAACAACTCCGTAGTTTGATTATGCGTCCCCACTTCTACGCAGAGGCAATCGAAGAGTGTCTTGGTAAGGGGCCAAACTACGAGGATAAGTACTACGAAGATACCATCCGTGAGGATGAAACAGAAGCCTACTACCAAGAGAACAGATTTGAGGTTCTTGAATACTGGGGTGTAATCGATGCCAAGTTTGCCAAAGAGGTAGGCATGGAAGGCACTGAAGGACTGACTGAGTTTGACCAGATGCAGGTTAACGTCTGGGTTTGTGGCAACATGATCCTTCGATGCGTTGTCAATCCCTTCACTCCGGCACGTATTCCGTTTCAGGCTTTTCCATTCGAGATCAATCCCTACCAGATTTGGGGTGTTGGTGTAGCAGAGAACATGGAAGATGCCCAAATGCTGATGAACGGTCACGTTCGTATGGCAATTGACAACCTAGCCCTAGCTGGCAACCTTGTCTTTGACGTAGATGAAGCAAGCTTGGTTCCCGGACAGAATATGGACATCTTTCCCGGAAAGATATTCCGTCGTCAGTCAGGAGTAACCGGAACAGCCATCAACGGACTCAAGTTTCCTAACACTGCTGGCGAAAACATCCAGATGTACCAGATTAGTAGGCAGCTTGCAGACGAAGAGACGGGTATACCGTCCATAATGCACGGTCAGACGGGCGTAACGGGTACCGGACGTACTGCAGCCGGTCTGTCGATGCTAATGGGGTCTGCTGGGCTTTCTATGAAGACTGTGATCAAGAATATTGACGATTATCTCCTCAAACCGCTTGGTGAAGCGTATTTCCAGTGGAATATGCAGTTTAACGACCGTATTGAAGAAGTAAGTGGTGACTTGGAGATTAAACCACGCGGCGTTGCAGCCGTAATGCAGAAAGAAGTACGCACCCAGCGTCTTACTTCCCTGTTACAGACCGTAGCCAACCCCATGCTAGCTCCATTCATCAAGATACCTAACCTGATGCGTGAACTGGCTATCTCACAGGATATTGATCCTGACAGCTTAGTAAACGATACTAACGAAGCACAAGTCTACGCTCAGATGTTACAAGGAATGATGCAAAATGCTCAACAACAAGCAAGCCAAGAATCTGGCTCCCCTGATCAACAACAAGGAATGGGAGCGGCTGGAGGAGTACCTAGCGGAAGTCCGGGAGTGGACAATTCGGGCAGTGGTAACGGCACAATCGGAGTCGGAACTGCGCCAACTGCAGGGGAAGCTGGCTTTACTGGAAACACTCCTTCAATTGAAGAATAACCACATTGAGGTCATAAAAAATGGCTAAGTCAAACCGGGAATCAGATTACGTTATTCAAGCCGCAAAAAAACGTGGGGCTGATCCTATGGGTTTTGAAACAACAAGGGATGAAAGGTTCTCTATTTCTCCTGAAAAAATTGCTCACGACGTTATTGGTGATTCATTTTTTACCATGACAAAAGCTCAAAGACAATACATCGTAGAGTTAGTAAGATCAGGGGACCTTACATCTTCTGAAATTTCAGAGGCAGCAAAATATTCAACACCGTATGATCCTAGTGAGGGGCTTTCTGAACAACAATTATCACGAGTAGACCCACGGGGACTCCGTTTTTCGGAAGATCAAAGGTCTATGCCTGTTAAAGAAATGTCACAAAAAGAATTTTATAAAACGTTTTTTGGATACGATTACGAAGAAAAAGAAATTCCACAAAAAGTAAGAGAAATATACTCAGGACTTACGGGGATGCCAGTTGATACTCTCCCAAAAACAAAAGATAATTTACCTAAACAAAACTCTTATCACCCCGATTACCTGTCGGCATTTCAACAACAAGAACAAAAAGTTGCTCTCGCACAAGGAGGAAACGTGAGATTCTTTAACCCTGACCCGATCAGCTACGAGCAATATTCTAAGGGTCCAGTTGATTTTTACAATCAAGCCCTTGATACTTCTTCTGGTATCAACGTAGATACTATCAACGAGGAGGGAGATGATTCTAGTGATGATGATCAAGATCAAGGTCCGAACATATTCCAGCCTGTAGGTGGTGATAATAATGATGACACACCAAATGCTATGCAGTACACCATCAGTTCAGATGGATCGGGATACAAGCCGTCTGCTGACGTAACCAGCTATGGTTTAGACGACATCAACTTTGGAAATACAGATGTAAGCAGAAACACTTACAGCTTTACTTCTCCGGGTAAGATGGCAATGGATAGAACGACTGGGGACATGAACCACAGCTTCAGTGCCATGTTCGATGACTACCAAGCGGGTACCGCTGCAGCACAAGCAGCACAATCAAAGCAAGTAAGTTCAGGTGGTAAGTTTGATACCAGTTCGTTTGCTGGCTTTAGGGATTCAGTGGGTAGAAACATTGATGCAGCTTTAAGTCCAGCCACAGTAGACAGACCCTATGGGGATAAACCATCAGCTATTTCTCCGGGAGCAGCAGGTGTGCTAGCCGGAGCAGGTATAAGTGCGCTTGCTACAGCATTCGGCGGCATGAACATGGCCCAACAAGCTCGTAACGCTGCAGCCTTTCAAGCAACAGGCGGCACAGGCGGTGCCTTGATGGATGTGAACGGCTCAATGGTTAGTCGGATGCCGGGACAGTCTACATTCATGGGGTTTGGTAGTACAAACGCAATGGGCGGCATGAAGTTTATCTACGACGGAAATTTGGGGGGTCGTACCCACGACCAGATGGCGGCTTTTGAAGCAAGGACGCTAGGGTTTGTTCCGGGTACACTTACAGAAGTATACGATCCAGTTAAAGGCGAGTATGTAAAAGGCGGGGTAATAAGCAAATACATTGACAGCAACGAAATGGGTAAAGTAGGTGGAACATACAACCCTGCTACCGGAACATTTACAGACCTCAACGGAAACGTATCTTCGATGGGTACCAAGAAGTCTGCACAATCCTTTGTTTCAGGACTAAACAAAACATTTGGTTCTAATTTAAGTTGGAGTTCTGTTGCAAAAGGTCGCACTGCAGCTAGAGCAGCGGGAATATCCTTTGAAGATTACATGGAAAACTTGGCTAGGGAAGACGGGAAGAAGGCGACAGACAAAGCAGCAGAAGCAGCAAAAGCAGCGGCTAAAGCTGCAGGTAATCCAAACATGGCTCGACCTTTAACATACGATGATTATACGGGGGGTGGTCCCTTTGACAGAGGTGATATAGACTTTGGGGATAGTTTTGGTGATGATGATAATGTTGATGAAGCTGGCGATGGCGGAATGGGCGGTGCCGGTGCTTCAGACAACCCAGACGACGGCGGGGACTACGATGATTCATTTGCTGATGGCGGTCGAGTTGGTATGCAAGAGGGTGGCCCCGCTGGTTTTGCCGAACGTCCAGAGTTTGTTGGTGGCAACCAACGACCAACTGACCAACAAAGCATAGCCGACGATCAACCCCGCGAAGTACAGGAAGGCACCTTTGTAATCAACTCTGCAGCCGCTGATGAGATGGGACGCGACGACGTAGAGAAGATGATCCGCGAAGCTTACCAGAAGGCAGGGGAAAGCGGCATGGGAGCAGGGCAACAGGGCATGTCCCAAGAAGTTGCCATTGCCGTGTCACGAGGTGAAGTAACAATCCCGCCGCACATAGCTAAGATCATTGGCTACGACAGGCTAAAAAAGATAAACAATCGCGGCAAGAAAGAAGTTTCACGCCGCCAACAAGAAAGAGAACAAGCCGCAGGGGGTGGCTTTATCTCTAGAAAAAAGTTAGCAGAAGGGGGAATGCCTCTTCCTAAATCAAAACCAAAAAGAGTAAATCAATCTGGTTTAGCGGATGTAGAACTAAGAGCCGATTTAGAAGAGTACATACAGAATGACTCACTCGCTCGTCTAGGTTTTAACTTATATGAGAAGGGGGATGTAGACGTTAAAGCAATCATTCCTAACCCTAGAGCAACAACAAGTGTTGGGGGTTTGTATACTCCTGTAGATGATATTCGAGATCCCGGAATACTAAATAGAAAATTTAAACGGAAAGCACAGCAGCAGGGCATAACTAAATTTAGAACAGATGTGCCTCGTATTGACTATTTTATGGGAGAATCAAAAAACTACAGCAGAGAAACAGGTAATTTAGTATTATTACATGAGCTACGTCACCACGCAATGCGACACTTGAATAAAAAATATAAAGTGCCTTTACCTGAATCTATCGGAAGGGAAGAGACTTTAATGGATGTTCAAGACTACGCAAATAGGATTCAAGCTAGAAAAGTAAAGCCTTCTATACCTGAAAAACAAAAATCAAAAGAAGCTTTCCTGCGAAAAAAAGGAGCATATATGTCTCCTAGCGCAAATAAAGAAATAGCTATGTATCAAAAAATAGCTGAAGAAGTTTTAAAGGACCGCAAAGTACCTCAAAGAACCAAGTCAAAAGAAGTAGAAGGCTTCTTTACTAAGGCAATGGGAATACTAGGACTTTAAAGAATCCGCTGGCTACCCACGAGTTCGTGGCCCCAGCACAACCGACGCGGCTACCCACAGCCATGTGGCCCCGCAAGTGAGGTAAATACAATGGCAAAAGCAAGAGGCCACCGTGCCAACAAAGTAAACGACTCTTTCGGAACACTCAACAACGACGCTCTTTACAAAGGAAAGTACAGGGATGAAGTTTACAAAGAGGATGAAGAAGAGACAAACGTGGAGGCCCAAGACGCTGACCCCGTAGAACAAGCGGCTACTCAGCAAGAACAGGGAAGTAGTTTCGTAGAGGCAAAGAAAGAGCCAAGCGAAGACCACGACTACAAGAAACGGTATGACGACTTGAAACGTCACTACGATTCAAAGGTACTGGAATTTAAGGGCGAAATAGAAGAACTTAAATCATCAGTTAATCAACGTAACGTAGAACTACCACAGGGTGTACCAATGCCAAAGACGATGGAAGAACTGGCACAGTTTAAAGATCAGTACCCCGAAGTCTTTGAAGTGGTGCAGACTGTTTCAACAATGCAGACCGAATCTCAACTTTCTCAACTACGAGAAGAGCTAGGCACTATTAAGGAGCGAGAGAAGGAGCTAGAAAAGCAAACAGCTTACGAGCAGTTGCTTAACGCACACCCTGACTTCGACGACTTAAAAGCCGATGAAAAGTTTCTTTCGTGGCTTGAGGAACAACCAAGCTCAATAGCAGATGGTATTTACAAAAACAATACCGACTCTAAGTGGGCGGCACGGGTCGTAGACCTCTACAAAGCTGACAATAATATCGGCACAAAGAAGCAGACCAGACCTAAAAAGAATGAGGATGCAGCAGCCGCTGTTACTCGTCAAAATGCCAAAGAAGTTTCTACACGGGACAACAATGGTAAAATCTGGAAAGCTTCACAAATCGCCAAGATGAAACCGTGGGAGTTCGAGAAGATGGAAGCTGAACTCGACCTAGCACGGCAAGAAGGGCGAATCGAACTAAACTCCTAAAACCTCAAAAATAGAGAAGGAATGAACAATGGCGTTCACTACTGCTTCTGGATATGGAAACTTACCTTCCGGTAATTTTGCACCAGAAATTTTTAGCCAAAAAGTTCTCAAATTCTTTCGTCGCGCTTCGGTTGTTGAAGACATCACGAACACAGATTACGCTGGCGAAATTGAAAACTTTGGCGACACAGTCCGTATCATCAAAGAGCCGACTGTTACAGTATCCGCTAACAGATCGGAAGAGCACACGTCTGAACTCCAGTCACGGCTACATCTCGTATGCCGTCTTCTGCTTGTAAATAATACATACATCAAGGAGATACGGAATTGAAACAAGAGGATCTACTTTTAGCCA